TTCGTTCTTTATCTTTTCAAGATCTATTAGATCTTTATTAATCTCAGACATTGTTTTCAGCATTTGAGTTACCACTTCGTATGCTCTGGGAGAATCGCCTTCAGTTGCAACTTTCATAATCCCTTCAAGAGCAAGCTTTGACTTCTCAATAATGTCGTACATATTGCGCTTGGCAAATTCAAAGTCCTTGTCTGGAGTTTGCTCAAGTACAATTTCTTTAGATTTTTTTGCTTCTTCAATATTAAAAAATTTATCAAGATTTTCCATAAATTAACCTAAACATAGTTGATTTGCTACTTGTGTTATTGTAAATGTTCTAGATCCGACACTTGCACCATTTGTAATTCTTAAAGTATAAACAAATGTTCCAGAAACATTAATACCACAGGCATTTAAATCTGTTACAATTGCACTGATTATTGCGGTATATTGGCCACTAGAAACTGAAGTTACACTATTTGCAACTGTTGTTGTGTATATTATATTTGAATCAGAATCCAAAACTTGTATAGTAGTATTTGGATTTGCGTATGATGGTGCGCTCCATGTCATTCTAGATTGAAGCAAGGCATTAGATCCAGGTATTTTATAACTAGCAGTTAATGCAGGATTGACTGTTAATGTTATTGGACAAATTGCAACGCCATCGACATAATTTACAATAAAAGAAACACTATCGGTCAATGCTCCATTTTCGACCTTGAATGTCCAAGCACTTAAATCGTTATAAACTGCACCACATGTACTTAGATCATTTGCTATTGCAAGAACAATATCGTCTATATCTTCAAATACCAATCTTTCTACGCCAGCATTTACAACCTTAGAATAGATCAAATTGTCTTCATCATCGAAAATTTTAGCAGCCGTAGTAGCTCCTAAAACATTACTTTCATCCCAGAACAATTGTGTTGTTAATAGACTGTTTTGACTTGGCACTGAGTAATTCAGCAACGGCAAACCTGTATTAATCAACAAGCTTCTAACAGGCTCACACACTCCAGTACCATTAAAGCTATTGATTTTAAATGTCTTCGAATCACTGAGTTGACCGTTTTGAACAATCAGAGTGTAGGTTCTAAGACCAGTTACTACAGTACCGCAAGCGTTTAAATAATTCGCAATACTTTCAAGAACATCATTATACATCGCAGTTGTTAATGATTGTCTTCCTGCTTCTGTTGCTCCGGAATATAAAACTTCAGAATCATCGTTCAATACCAATACTGTTGTTGTTGAATTTGGAACATTTTCTTCTGTCCATATAAGATTACTAAACAAAACTTCTGTATCTGCTGGATAGTTATAATTAAATGCAGGGAGACTTGAATTTATAGTCAATGAGGTTACTGGAGGAACATAGTCTTCAGTCAACAAGTCAGCAATTCTTAGAGATGTGCTTGTTGGTGGATTGCCAGACTTTATTTCCCCAAAAACATAGCTGCTGGCAACAAAAACCATAGTGCCGACGAGTATTCTTCTATTGTTGGTTAAAGCCCCTTCATAATCATCAAGAATTCTGAAATCTCTATAATTAATAGGAACATTTATATCATTATATAATTCGTTGAAATTAATTCTTATATTGAATTCGGGATTGAAATATGGCAAAATTTGTTCTGCCATCTGAAGAATTTCTTCCATGCTTCTTGAATAAAAATAAACACGAAACTCTATATCAACTGGAGTTTCAGCAAATGATTTATAAGAAAGCCCAGAATTATCCATTCCCGTAGCTACTCTTAACTTATTTCTTTTTCTATTACGATCATATGCTACAGTATTCATCTCAAAACTCAAATATGGTAAATTGATTTGAGTTTTTACTTTATCTGTAATTGAAGAATTTGATTCCAATCTTCTTAGAAATTTTTCCTTTGAAGCAAAAGTAATTGGTACTTTTATGTTTTCTTCTACTCCAGTCGTATCATTTTTTCTTGTTACATAAATTTGGTCAAACAATGAACCAAAGGCAACTACCAGTTTTCTAATAGATTGGTTGTTAAATGTATTGAACATTAGTAATTGCCCTCTGAGAACGGATCAGTTTGATTAAAATTAATTATAGGAGTATCGTACTTGCTTCCAGAGCCAGTAAATCCTCTTTGATAATCTAGAGGAGGATTTTCCCCATCCGCATCTCCTAGTATTGGATTTATCAAACCATAATTTCCCGTATTGTCTGTTGATAGCAGTCCGAATGTTGCTCCGGTATTTACTCTGGTTATTACGGTTGGATATCCGAATGTAACTCCGTCTAATGCCATTATCTCCAACTCAAGATTATCCTCATTGAGAGTAGAATCAAGTAGTCTGAAATATGCAGTAGTTCCAGCTAGGCTACCAGTAACATACAATTTTTCTCCCAGCGTGAGATTTCTATATGCATTCTGGAATCCAGCTGTATTGATGTTTGCCAAGAAGACATATGTACTTTGTTTGACATCTTCCACGGTATCCATTTCGCTGTTGCCAGTATTGAACTCTTCGGCAGAATAGGTGAAAGTTTCGCAGAATAAACTATAAACATATAGTTTGTCCAACTGGTAGAATGGAGTTTCATGTTCTACAAAGTTGACTTCAAACATTGTTTTTGAGAGGGGAAAATAAATTATATCACCCTCTCTTGGGCGAACGATAGTGGAATTATGCGTAGTTACTTCGTTCGTAAATCTTTTTCTACTTACTACTAAATTCACTCTATCTTTTACTTCAAGACCAAATTTTGTAATTACATCTGTACCATCATAACCAGTAATAGAGGCAAGATACATTTCAATTGGATATGCCTTTGTAAATTTATTGAGCTGATCTTCTCCAAAAAGTCTATCAAGATTTACAAATTCTCTTGGAATGTACCAAACATTCTGGCCCATCATTTTGATAATTTCAATAATGATATCTTCAGAAACATTCTGTTCGCTTGATTGAAATTTGAAATAAGGATTACGAGCCATTTTATCCCGTCATCATATCTGGAGGAAGTTCATAAGCAGAGATAATTTGATCTTCAAGGATAGCTACTTCTCTTTCAGCTTCTGCTAAAATAGTACCTCCTCTTAGAGCAACACCACCCGGTAAAGCAATACCATCAAATTTTGATAAATTTTGTCCCCATTGCTTCTTTACAAGAGCAGTAAAATATTTCTTTAACATTCTATCATTAAAAATTTCTGTGTAAACATCAGGATTTAAATTTACATAAGCTTCAACAGTGATATATGTTCCCGCTGAAACTGCCGTCCAATCCATTTCAATGTAGATTTTATTTGTAACTTTATTAAAACGAACGGTTCTTTCTGGATCGAACATCATTTCAATAAGGCGAATATATCTTTTTGTTATATCAAAATTTGCAATTGGTGAAGAATTAACAAAACCTAAATTGGTATTAATGCCGTAAACATCGTTTAATGCTAATTGATAGCGAACATCAAACAAATAATTACTTGTTAAAGTTCCAAAAGGAAGAATCCTTATTACTGATAAAATATCGTATCCTGTGGGACTACCCGAACTTGAACCTACAATTGGTCCTAAGTTATTTGTATCGATATACTTGTTTGTAATATCCTGAGCAGTAAGCTGGTAAGTAAAAAATGCCCTCTCAACCCCATCAAAATGGCGTTCTGAGAAGAATTGTAGAGCATCATCAAGCCTATCCTGGGCTTGTTGATAATCTACATTTATTTCTACAACCGGAGCACCTAGCTGCCGGAAAGCGTATTGAATTATCGATTCTCTGGAGTTTGGTTGTGCCATTTAGAGTATTTATGCACAGCCATTACTTCGGAGTCTCCTTATTCTTCTCTACGGTCTGAAGAGCATCAATCACATCTGCAACTTCTTTTGGTGTTTCTGGAGAAGTTACTTCTACCTTTTGAACTTCCATGAAGTTCATGTTCTCGACATAATGTTTTCTGCTTTGTGGCTCATTTGCTTCATGTGGCTGACTTGGAGTATAGTTTGAGAATCCAGGCATTCCGATAGGACAATTTACCTTTGGATAATCAAGTTTACTATATTCCTGGTCGCTGCCGTTGAGCCATGTGGCCTTTCTATCTCCACAGCCACAGGCTCCACAAAAGAACTTTCCGTCTGTCTCTGATTTTTTTAGATGGCTACACGGAGGCAATTCTCCTCCCTGTCCTTCATTACCAAAGCAACTTAATACTCTAAGTTGCTTTACGGTCTTATCGACCTTCTTATCTTTAAATCCACGCGATGCCATAGCCATGGCATAGCCTTGGATCATACTAACGGACTTTTTAATTTTTGATTGTTCTAGTGGTGAGTCTGAAAATTTCTTCTTATTTGCACAATTACAAGGTTTCTTTTCACTCATATAATTCCTCAGATTGTTGTACCATTAATATATTTGATAGTCAAAGTAGATCCAACAGCATTAAAACTCAAAATTCTATTGAAGGTGTCGTTGTTAAATCCTGAAGCTCCTGTGATCTGAGCAGCAGAGAAACTGATTTGATATCTATCCGCTCCACAAATGCTTGTGTTTGGAGCACCGCTTGAATTGTCGCTAAGTGACGAATCATCAGTGCATGTAATATAATCTATCCCAAAAGAAAGTCCAGCGTAATATTCTACGCTTGCTGTGGGGCTAATTCTTACAGTTTTATCTGTATTGTTGTAAACCCAGTCCTTCACGCCAGAGGGTAGTGTAGCTAGATACCAACCTTCTCTGAAGGATATAGTGATACCGTTAGAGCTATTGAAGGTATAGCCGACCAATGGAAGGGCTGTACCGCCTTGTGGGTGGCTCTTGGGGAATAGGGGAGTAGAACCATCCCAGGCTGGACCTTTGGCTGTAGTGCCTGCCAAATGGCTAGTCCATTCATGAATCATATTCATGTTTAGACTATTCTGAAGGAACAAAATTTCTTGCAGTTCGTTTAGTTCAGATGCCTGTAGTTTGCTACCAGCCTTGAACGCCACCATAGAATGGTTTTTCTTGGTGGTAGAATCAACACTTCCGCCCCATGTTCTGCTTGAATAGGGGTAATTAGTTAATGGAAATTGATCGTCAAAGGGGTATGCGGCCATGTTAGATATTGAATATTAGGTTAAATGTATTTTCCGACTGAATAAGTGTATCTGTTGTGAACAATACGGTACAATCACTCATATTTATACTAGGTCCAGTAATTGATGTTACTGTAAAACTAGAGGTGACTCCACCGCTAAATTGTACGGTGTATGAACCACCAGTACCAATTGCGTAAGCATCATAGGAAGAAATTTCAACAGACCCGGAAGTACTACCAGCAAAAACACCGAATCCTAGATTGAAACTAGAGGTTGGTTTTCCTGGAACAAATGCTCTTGATCCGCTGCCTATGGTCTTTGTTGCAGATGTTTTATTTGTTAAGTAATTTACATCAATTGGATCGCTAAAGTCTGCAACGAAATCTCCTGGAGTAACAGAATCGATACCTCCCGAAATAGAGGTAATAATTGCCGAGGCACTTGCCTTTATAGGAGCCTTTGAATAACTTCTAGCACCGTCAGATTGAATTCTGTATCCGCTGGAATTCTTTAGACCCGTTACCAAGAAAGCCGACTCAAAAGAATACGAGGCTGGAGTATTAAACAGCGTATTGATTTCCGCTTCTGAAAGTTCTACTGCTACAGATATTTGCGTAGTTCGCAACAAATCATAAATTTTAAGGTAAGATTCGTTTGAAATCGGAGCAAGATTGAACTGAATCGAAGCTAAACAACTTGAGGGATCGGTCGGTGCTCCCTGAGAGCCAAGAGAAGCAATACTAAGATTTCCAGTTACGAGAGATGGTGCTTCAACATAAGTACAATTACTTGATGTTAATTGGTTTGTTAGATAAACTCCAATAACTTTATATCGATTGATACCACCAACAAATTCTGTTTTCAAATAAGCTTTGCATGATCCTATAGTACCATCAGTGTCTAGATTTATTTCAGGATCTTCTATATCAGAATAATATGTAACATCACTTCTATCGTTAAACATTACGCTTAGAATACAACCAGATGGAATAGCAGTAAGAATATCTGTATTTTGTCTATAAACATTACCAGCCGTATAACCTCCAGATCCTCCAGCATTGAACAAGGCAAGAGGAGTAACAGTAGAATAAGTAGCTCCGCATGGAGTGCAACCGGAGGGACCAGAAATATTAAAGAATCCGCCGTATTCGGTGGAGGTTACGGAAGGTAAAAATACCCCTTCAAAGTCTAATTGGCTGGCTAAATATCCGCAAGTCCAGCGATTAGGAACTTTGTAAGATGCTACGATATCACCAGCATTATATGTCTTTCCTGTTACTGGTTCTATCCAGGATTCAGTGGCATATAGGCAGCAAGTACCAAAGGTAAGTCCAGTTGATCCTCCACCTGTTGGACCAGTAGCATCTAGAGTAGAACCTCTAAAATCAACTAAAGATTCAATACCAGTTACTTTGATATAATTTGAAGATATTGGAGCTGGATCATAGTTTACTTTTACCCAGCTATACCCATCTCCCATGTTAATTACAGTACCATTCGAACCGCTTGGTGCAAATTTGCTCGGTGCAGAATTATTTCTAGTAGAGAGTTTATTGTAATTTGTATCACCAACGCACAAATATAGCTCTTTTGTGGTCGAATTGAAGCAAAGGCTATTTGTTATAGTTGGATCTGTATAGTCAAAAACTTTAAATGTTTTTGCTGCAACCCAGTCGTTTCGGGTAAAAACAGCAGATACATTGTCTAAGGTGACTCGTTTTATAAAGCTAGCTGAATTAGCGACATCCTTCGAAACTCTGCTGCTCTTATCGGCATATCCAACTTCAACTACGCCAAAGCCAGCATAGTAATCCCAATACAAAGAATCAGTCAAAAAATTACTTACAGCTTCTGAATATCTGTTGGACGAGTCATTTGGCATACTTTATTTATAGTACCAAAGTGCTAGGTGAATATCTCTCAGCAGCGTTAATAAAAGTTACAGAACTCTTCTGGCCCTTGATAAGATCAAATCTAATTCCAAGAGGTTTCATTAGAGAAATGAAATCGTCTTGGTATTTCTCAGGAATATAAGCAGTTAGAATAATTGCAAATTCCTGTCTATTTCTGCCTTCTGTTAAATAATCGGTGTTTAGAGTACCTTGATTCAATACCATTGTATCATTAACACCGAAAGTGATGCTATAATCATCAAGAATCGAATCAAAGAATGTCTGGATAAAATATTTAAACGAATCTTGATTTCCTTTATTTACTATAAATCTTTTCTTGTTAGAAATCAAGAATTCTCTAAGTTCTTTATCGTAATCTTCTCCAAAATCATCGAAATCGAAGTCTGCAAATAACGACTTATAAGTTTCTTTGATGGAGGCAAAATTTGTGTAAAAGACATTTTGAATGTCTTCATAGTTTGGATATAAGTCAAGTCCACTAGTAGAAAAAACCCAATCATAATACCGCTGAATTAATTCTATAATTTTGATATCAGAATCAGTTTTTGATTCTTTTACTAGCCACGAAGGAAATTGGTGTTCTACTGAATAGAAAAATTTTCTATCAGTTGAGGCAATTGTTGCTAGATCATATTGGGAATTTAATACCCCCAAAGCATATTCACAACCCGCATCGACATTATATTGGGTGATATTGGCTGTGGCCCCAAGATTTGGATTTGTGAAAAAGAAAATCATGTTACGGTTAATGTATCTACTTCATATTCTACGGCCATATTATTTTGTGGAACTATGGATGTAGCATTTGCTGTAATTGAAATTGTGAATGTAGAGCTAGGATCTACACTATCATAGAACAATATGTGTCCTGTAGTAGGATTAAAGACACCCACCTTAGAATTAACCAGAGTACCATTCGATAGATAAGCAGCAATATACTTGTATCCATTCAATTCAGGAACATTAGTACTAGTGTTGTTAAATTTTACCTGACTTGTAGAAAGATTTGTGGTTACAAGAGTGGTGCTAAAACTGCTTATAGCATGATAAAAACGAATATTTCTTGAGACATCAAGATCTATTACTTTATCGAATACGAAACTGATATTGCTATCTGTAATTGATAGACCAGGATCATAATCAGTAACTAAAGTTATAAGGTCTGATTTTGAAATCGCATGATTAAACTCATTGTCCCCATAAGAATTATTAATTTCTACAATCAATTCGGATCTTAATTGAGATGCAGTTTTATTAGTTTTTCTTGAATCGTATGTTATAGCTAGTGTAAGTTTCCCAGTAAAATCATCGCTTTCAAGATATTCAATCCCAAGACCAACTATAGATTTAGCAGATAATTTAGTAGTCAATGAAGTAACTTGAGAAGAACTCGCACCAAGACCAATTATTGAGTAATAAATTTTTCCATACACTCCGTTATAGTCCTGACCATCAAAAACTGCTATCTGGTTGCCTATAGTTGTTTCGTCAGGAACATATCCAGACGCAGCAATGGCTGCTTCATAATCGCTTTTTGTCACCAACGATGAGTAGCCATAGTAGCGAGGACCAAGATATTTTAAATAATTAATATCTGGAGAATCAAATCCGCCAGAAGAAGTGGTAGAAGATACGGTTGCAGCAGGAATTGCTAGAGCATTATTTGACGAAAACTGAGAGATGGAATCAAATATAACTCCATTTCCCTGTTGGCCCGATGCCACGACATAAGAAATCGTTACAGCATCAGTGCTGATTATGGATTTGCCTATGCTATTCACATCTTCAGATTGAAGATTTTTACCAAATTTAACACAGTAATAATCTCCTTTCTTGATCATGAAGAATATCTGAGAGTCTTCTGTTGTTCCCACAATAGGCTCATTTGTATAATTAGTCCAATAAATTCCATTTACTGAAATTAAAACTGTTCTAATATCAACATTTTTGTCTGGTATTTGATATTCTTGATTATCCAAATCAACGCTAATTGTGGATTCTTTTATTAATTTTGTTCCAGCATAAAATTCAAATGTGCTGGAAGTATCAATTGTAGTTCTTGGACCGATATAGTAAAAGTTAATAAGATTGTTGTTACTGTTTCTAGCTCTCATGCTAGCAAATCGATCTATTTGGGCAAGATTAGAATTTGTTTTCGTGAATGTTACTAAAGCCAAAGAAGATTTTTTTGTGGGTGGAGTAAAACCTGTAACCTGTAATAATTTAGATACAGATTCTACATTTTTGGCACTTGAAATGAAAGACTCATTGTTTAAAATGTGAAGATAATGTAACCAAATGAGTGTATTATAGGTAAATAGCCCATTGACCATATCAATGGCTGTATTTGGACTATCAAGATCGAACTGCTTACCAACATCAGTTGATTTCAAATAGGTAACAAGATTTGCCTTTAGAGTGTCGTAATCTAAATCAACTAGGTTAATTGGCTGGGTCATGGAAATATTTAGGGTTTAAAAACTTAATGTTATTTTTGGACTATAAACTTATAAGTAGATGAAATTAAGGTATTTGCGTCTTCATCTGAGACTGTATATGTTGCAATAACATTCAAATTTTTATTGAATACATTTGATTTGTCTAAAGAAAATTCTATACTTTTGATGCCCTTAGCTTTATATGCGACTATAGAATTAAGATCTGCAAGAATTACAAATTCTTTCATGGTATTCTTGTTAAATTTTAATTCATCTATAGAAAAGGGAGTAGAAACAAATCTACCATCTCCCTGTTTGGCCAAACAAATTATCTTAATTTGTTGATTCGTAAATGCAGTTTTTGCTATTTTTGCGATATCATTTTTTGAATCGGTTTTAAAATATATGCTTAAATCTTTTAAACTCATCTCTGAATCCTCTCTAATGAATCTGTATCTGAATATGTAACATCCTCAAATACATCACCTTCGACTGCGCTACCAAATCTAGACAATGTTAAAACCATTTCATGGTGTCTATCTTTGAAAATATTGTGTTTAATGGACAATACTAACCATCTACCATTTAATTTTCCATAGTTGGTTTGATATTCAGGGTTTGCTTGGTCGTATAGAGTCACTACATCTCCCGGAGCAACATTAAATGATCCAGCCACTTTTATATCTACCTTTATTGCATTCATCAGAGACAATAAAGCTTTTCGGTATAAAGGACTTACAGGATCTGTATTCCAAAATGTTGAATTCTTAAAAGCAACATTCAATAATTTATCAAATTCTTTTCCAGATTTTGGGCAATCACAAGAATATGGGGCATTAGGATCTATCAATAAACAGCCCAGATATTCTCCACCTAACTGCGTTTGTATCTCATTACATAATTTTATATCCTGAAATGCTTCTTGTAAGCAGCATTCTGTTGGTTCACATTCAGATGGTCTTAATGTAATTCCAGTATAGCCTTGAAAAAATCTTTGTTCGCATTCCTGAATAGTTCTTGGAGATCCATGAAAAATAGCTTCTGGATTTGCACAGGTATAGTCCCGGCCTTCCATAAAGATTTCATTTGCATCTCTATATTGGCTAGTTCTGGTTATAATTGTCTGTAATAATTTTAGATCTAGCATTCTATACAAGGCCCTTCTTTATCATTCTGTGCGTCAAAGAGATATAGGTAAGGAGTTCTCTTGAGTAAATCAGGACAGAAAGTAAGACCGCGAATGCTATGCATTTCTATCTGGTACATCTTTACTATATGTCCATGAGAAGCCACTGTACATGCATCGTCTTTTGTTGGATGATTTCCTACTGCCTGATTTATAGTTCCTAGAGGATAACCATCAGCTATTAGATTTGTTCCTGGACCAGCGTACTTTTTATTCTCATTTTCAAAATTCATTATCTCATTGATATTGAAAGCTTCAAATCCCTGAGTGAATCCTCCAGATCTACCCCACTCGTAACTAACAACCTTGAATCCTGGATGAGATTCTGTGTATTCGTATTCTGCCCCCTCAAAGCCAAAGGTCTGACCAGTGCAAGTTGTTTCACAAGCTTCACAGATATCAGCACCAGCAATTGAATCTACCGGAGCACATGTAGAACCATTTAATGTGACTCCAGCAATTCTTATAGGAATAAATTCAATTTCTTGCCAAGAATACCTATACGCTTTTGCTCTGGTATTAGGTTCAGTTTGGCCTTCTCCCTTTATAGCCGATGCTCCAGTAATCAATGCCCAGAAAGAATTATTAGAATCTAAACAGCAAACAACATATTTGAAAATATTCCATTTTTCTTTAATTCGTCTAAGAGCCAAGTATGTTGCTCTTTTTTGTGCTGCTGTCTTTTTAATATCGATATAAATTTTTGCTACATTTTTGTCTGACGGTGTTTGGCCACCTAACGGATCTGTTATGATTTCTCCTACTTTAGGATTAAATTCATCTATATCGAACATGGTTTGCCACATTAACTGTGTCTGTCTGTGGCCCATCAACTCTTCTGCTGTTACTCCTTGTTCAGTATAAAAAGTATAGCTTGGCTCATATACGCTATTATTGTAGAATGAATTATCAAAATAACCAAACTTACCATCATCATAAAAGCGTTTGGTATAAGTAGCCATAGTTGCACCTACAGCAGGATCATAAAATTCTAAATTTACTTGATCATATTTTATTAACTTTTCTACATCTCCAGGCTCAAATGGATTTTGATTTGAAGGTGAAGTTTCATATATTTTATAAATTTCTTCTGGAAAATGTTCTTCTATTTTATAGAGAATATTAGATTTGGTTATACCAACTCCATAATCTGAATAGCTAAAAAATGGATTTGAAAGATTTGGCGCAACTCTTTCATAGTAAGAAGAGAACGCTCCAGAGTTTTCCAATTCCATCATCGATAAAGCAGGGTGGAATCTAACGCTGTCTATTTTCTGGCGACCTTCACTTAAAGCTGTATCTAAGCTATCTCTGGCCTGAATTACATAATTCATTTTAGATTCTGCTTTGATCATATCGCCCAAGGACATGAAATTAGTAGATGTTAGATCTTTCCAAAAGAAAAAATCTGCTCTAACTTTATCTTCTTCTTTTTTAGAATTCGCGTTTTCTGCCAAATAATTTAATAGTGGTAGTACTTTACTATGATCTACTACTCTACCGCTTGGATATGTCATTGGTCTTGGTTTTAGCCAAGCGTAATTTTCTGTACTTGAAAGATTATATTCTTCATCTATAAAATATCTTTCGAATAGTTCTTTTATCCAACTATCCCCGTCAAATTCTCCTTCGGCAGAACTTTTGCAAATTTCTTTAATATCCTCTTCAAATTTAAATGGCAATCTTTCATTAAAAAAGTAAGATTCATGAATAAATTTTAATATTACTAATCTTGGCTGTGTTCTATCGGCATAATCGGTTGCTCTTGCTGCTTGATAAACATGATAATATGGTAAATCTACCATATTTCCAAATCTATCTGTTATATTAATTTTAATTACATCTTTACCAGTAAAATTAAAATCACCGATCATGTCTCCAGGATCTCTTAATATAAGAGTTCCAGAAGGAATAGTTCCAAAAATACTTTCATCAAAAGTAAGCTGCTCCAAATAACCATTGCTTTGATTATTATTTACAACTACCCATTCTTTATTGGTTCTAGCATGAGTAATTGTTATACTATTAATACTTAGTAGATTAGCTACTGCCATTTACATTATCCTCAATAAGCTGAACAACACTCTCTTTAGGCACATTAATTATATTTGTGTTGTTGATCAATTTTTCCTTTTCGTTTACTGTAACATAACCACCAGTCGGTGTTCCTGTCAAGTAATATAGATTCACATCTGAATCTGTAATAACAATATTATTTTCATTTATAAACTCTACAGGAGAATC